GACTCTGTAGCATCTCCATTAATATCTGCTTTAGTAGCTACTGCTGTAGCAATAGCATCAAATTCATCTTGAAATTCATCGCCTGAGATAACCTTAGCTGGATTAGAGTCAGCTAGAGCATCTTTTCCATCCCAGTCTGTAATTACTGAATAGTTACTCATCGTATTTTTCCTTGTTTAAATAATAAACTCATGTCCTGCAATGAAGCCACATAACCTGCTGTAATTGCATTCATTTCTAATTTAATAAATTTAGCTCTTCCTGATAATGATACCCCATACTCTTTAAATGTATAGTAAGGAGCATATTTAGAAGTTCCATATAAAGAAGTAGAAGCTCCCCATAATGCTGGAGTACCAGATGCTTGAGGATTTAAAGTAAAGTTTAATGCAGTTGGATTATTATCATCATAATCTGTATACCACTTTAAACCTACTGTAGTACCTTGACCACCTTCAACAATAACTAATAATTTTTTAAGTATAGAAGCTATAACTGATTTACCTAAATCTACCCAAATAGTAGCAAAAGTTCCAGTATAAGGATAGTCAGTATAACCACCACCACTAACATAAACTTTATCGTAGTATCCTTCATAAGTAGCAATAGACCCTCCAGATTGACCTACAAGAAAACCTTGATTATGTGTAAATGCCATAGAGTTTATATCTCTAGTGCTATTAAATTTAAATGTAGTTACTCGTGGAGAACCGTCTTGTGTTCTGTGTTTTAAATCAAATGAATAAGTTATCTTTGACTCAACAAAAGATAAAAGATACAAACCTTCATCTTCATGATAACAACTTTTAATTTGATTATTTTTACTAATAAGTCTAATAAGACTATCTTTAATATTTCTAGAAAAATCTTGTAAAGGTAAGTTATCTTTTTCTGTAGTTCTTGCTAATGACCTAACACCAGTTGGTGATAAGAATAATAAGTCATCGCCTACTGCTTGTATAGAATCTCTATGAGCAAGACCAATACCTTCAATAACTTCATCTAATTCTAAACTTCCAGGAGATGAAGGATTAGAGTATAAAACAATATTACTTCTACCAAATATAACTAATTTGCCATAAAAAGGTGCAATACCTACAATAACATCTTGTCCCCACACTTTAGATAAATCTACACTACCAGCTCCTGCTGCTTGAAAATCTTTACCTATAAGTAAATCTGAATAATAAAAAGTATTTGGAGTTTCTGGAATACCGCCTACCCACAGCCTACCATAGTAACCCATACCACAAGTAGGTAAGAAAGCAGTTGCTGCAGACAATGCTGTTGGTTCTTGAAAACCTGTAATGCTTCTTTGAAGTGACCAAGCAGATGCTGATGAATCATAAGTTACTGGGTCTACTCCGTCTTGAAATGCCCATATATCACCATTCCATTCAAACATTTGCCAGTCAGCTGTTGCTGCAGTAGTGTCAAATTGATTAGTAAACGCTGCATCTGGAGTAGAAAAGTCCATTTCATACATATATGCATTACCATCGTCATCTTCTACAGCTGAAAATATCTTATCTGCTTCTTCTGATTCTATAATTGCTTTAACAGGACCATCAGTAGCTAAACATTTTTGTTTTAAACCTTTTCTAAAAGTTACCTGTCCACCTTCTTGTAAGATTATGTTTTCTGCTTTAGTAAACCAAGCTGGTGTTAAAGATGCAGAGTTGTCTTGAGTATTAAGACCATTAATTCCTACATCATCTAGTGGTAAATATGATAATTCTTTAGCCATTATTCCAATTAGTTGTATAACGCTCGCTTACATAAAAGTCTTTTTCATATCTAAAGTTACCAGCATCAAGTTGTATTGCTTGAGTTAAAGATTCAAGAGCTTCTGCAGTTACTACAGTTGTTTGAGTACCTCCATCTTCACCTCTTTCAGCAATAGCTCTAGCCCATGCTCCAAGTATTACTGGCTGATATGGAACTTTAATAATGTCTGTTGCTAATTTTAAAGGTTCTTGGTCTTTTACAACATTAACAGCTATAACATTACCTGCTACAGAAGCATTAGGTACTGGATAAAAATCTATTAAAGCATCTGGTTCTCTTGATGCTGTAGCCTGGCTGCTGCCGTTAATAGCATAAGAGTTAGGTTCACCATAAGCAACACTAGAAGTTGGAAACATCTTATCGTTTAACCATTCATTGTTAACTTGATGTAACTTAGTACCAGTATCTTTATTAATAATATCTAATATCTTAAATGTTAGACCAACACCAGAAGAAGAATCTCCTAGTAGATACTGCTGCGTGCCATCAACTAAAGTAACATTAAATGTTTCTCTTAGTGGATTCCAGTCATGCTTAGATTCAACATACTTTTTAGAATCGTTTACTAATGTTCCAATAACTTTTTGATAATCAGAAACAACAGAGCTATCATTAATATTACCAGACCAGTCAGTCGCAATAGTAGGCTCTCTTAATCTAATAAGAACCTCATTAATTAATTCTCTGTAGTCCATTTATTACTCCTACTTATTTTCTTTTTTAGCTGGTGCTTTCTTTTCTTTTGCTGGAGCTGGTTTAGCTGGTACAAAATTATCCCAATTAATCATAGTCTTCTCCTATATTGATTACCATTTAACTTTATCTGCCCAATAAGCAGCAGACATTTTACCCTTAGAAATATTCTTAGCGTGTCTAGCTTTAAAACTCTTTCTTCTTGCTGCATAAGATGCTGACTCTCCAGCTTTTTTAGGAGAACCTTTAACATTTTGTTGACCAAATCTAATAGTTTTAATCTTATCGCCTTCTTTAGCTACAACTACATGAGACTTAGTTTTATGATTAGGTGTACGCTTTGGTTTATTAAAACCGTTTACACCTGCTCTAGCTAATCTAGGGTCTCTTTTAGCTGGCATTATTTACTCCCTGCAAGACATCTACCTGCTTTTTTACATTTAGCTTTAGTTTTGCATGAAGCGCATGGTTTAAAACCTTGTGATTTTTTATATTCTTTCATAGTTACATTGCTAGTGGGTTAGAATTTCTATTGTCATATTTGTCTTCTGCTTTCATTATATCCTTGTCAAGCCTCGAAATATTCGATTCTAGCGACTTTATTCTTTCCTGAATACTTATGATAGCATTAGCGTTTGCTGTTACTCTACCGCTTATTGGAGCTTCATCGTATGCTGGAGTCTTGTCATGAGCCTGTTCTTGTAAACCTGCAATAGAACCTTGCATACCTTGATACTCTTGCCAGAATAATGTACCTGACCATGCAATACCAGCTACAGCTACTGCTATAGTAACAATCCATTGGGCTGACATCTTTTTACCAGCCAAAGCTTCTTTAATAAAATTTAGTATTGCTTCCATACCAATTAGTTCCTTTATAAAAATCTATGTTATTAAGCTGAATATTATCAGTTAATGCTATCTCTGTGTCATAAAAATCTGGTTCATCATAGAATGACGGCTCTGTTAAGTGTATCAACTCAACTAACTCAACACCAGTATAAGATTCAAAGTCCATTCCAATGCTGCCAAAAAAGCTACCAGGGTCGTTAAGGTTAACGCTGTTGCTAGCAATAGAAACCATGGATGTTGTCTCAAGAGCTTCAGAGACTCCTGCAGTTCTTGATTTCGTTGTTGTCTTTGTTTTAGATTCATTCTTTGTTACCTCTTTACTTTTCTTTGTTTTCGTGCTAGACTCTACTTTAGTTGACTTAGGTTCAACTACAGCAGCAGACTTAACTTCCTTAACAGAATCATTAGATACCTTAGGTGTACTTAAGTTAGAAGGTGCTGGGGTAGCTGCTGAAGGTTGTTCTATAGGTTCTACTTTAGTTTCTATAGGTTGTTCAACTTTAATCTCAGGCAGTTCTAAAGCAGGAAAGTCGTACACGCTATCGTTTAAAGCTGTCTTAAGAGAGTTATCAGTAATCAGATCTAGAGGAATTTCTTGATAATCATAAGTTAAATAGATGTCAGTAATCATTATGTCGTCTGTACCATTTCTATCAGACAAACCTCCAACACCTAATCTAATAGTATCTGCTTCTTTAAGATAAGCAGTTTCGTTATAAATTCTATCTACAGTTGTTAAATCATTAGATGCAGTTATATCAAACTCATAAGTAGTACTATCAATAATATCTCCATTAGCATCAATAATAGCTAAACCAATAGCACCTAAACCATCATAGTAGGCTTTATAACTATAGCCATAATTAACTTTAGTTATTTCAAACTTTAATGTGTCAAGATTAATGTTGTAATCAGATGTAGCAGTATGTTCGTAGCTGCTACTACCAGTATAGATGTAAGGGTCTTGTGACCAAGTGCCATGATTATGGATATTTGGATAATCGTAAGTGCTATCCAAAAACTCAACATAAGGGTCTTGTACTAGATTATCGCTTGTTAAAGCATTAATTCCAGTTGTCAGTACTAGACTTAAACTTGCTATCAGTTTCCGCATCAGCTTTCTCTAACATATTTCCATCTTTATCCATATAACCAGCTTGTACTAAGATGTCTATTTTCTTAAGATAGTCAGCATAATCAGCTCTAAGTTCTGGATACTTGTTCCACATATCTTTAGCTTGCTGTCCTATAAGTCCCTTAAACGGGCATGGAGTACCAGAATCTATCATAGCCTGGAATACCCTAGGGTCTTGACATAATATAGCTACAGAAGCTACTTTCATATTTGCATTGCGTAACTCTCTAGCTAGTTTAATTCTTTCACAGTTAGGGTCTGTAACTGTAGTACCAAATGAAATACCTATAGCATTTCCTTGTGCGCCTCCACTTACTCCAGCAACACACACATCATTATTACTGACAGTAACATTAGGAGCAGCAGCTCTCTGCACAGGTTGATTCTTATAATCCATAGTAGAAGTACTTGTGTTTGTATTAGTACTTGTAGATGTGTTAGTGGTAGTGGTAGTTGTTTCTATAGTAGTATCTGCTGCATTTAAGGTTAGCGGCAGCAGTAACAACCATATAAACTTCTTCATGAACCGAATGCTACTTTAAGTAAAAGAACAATAATAGTACCACTAGTACCAATCATTATTGCTTCTAATCTTTTAACTCTTGTAAACACTTCTTTAAACTGAATATGTACTTCTGTTTCTAAAGAAGTCAGTCGTCTATCAATATCTTTTATTTCTGCTGCAGTCATTATTTCTTCGCTAATTGCGCTCCAAAGTAAAATTCAATAATCATAGAAGCCCACTTAAATATCTCTTCATATTTAACTAAACCTTCTACAGGAATAAACTTAGTTTCTTCACTAGCAAAGAAGCCTAAGAAACCTTCTGACTTTTCAACCACAGGTATAACAGTTTGAATATCTAATAGCGGAGGTGCTATTTGTGTAAATATAATTAACGCAAGAATAGTTAGAATAATAATTCTACGATTCATTGCTGCCATTGGAGATTCTTTCTCAGCAGCTTTTCTAGCATCATTAATAGCATTGTTCTGAGCTACTAATGCCTCTAGTTGCATTTTATGTTGTTCTTGTTTTGCAGCTTGATTAAGTGCAAATAACTTCATTAAGAAGCCACTCATAATAGGTAACACATTTGTGAGTAATGTCATCATTTCTTAAACAACCTTAATATAGCTACCTTTATTCTATTCCAGAAATTATTTTTAATCAATCTTCCGTTTAATGGATTTCTTAATATAGGCATTACTCAGCATCCGTTATTGTTAATGTACCTGCATTTACTTGTCGCATAATCTCGTCATAGTGTCTGTTGCCTTCACATAATGGTACAACATATGTTTTACCATCTATTACTGCATTTATTTGAAACTGAGTAGTTGTAGGTACACCTTCTTTATCAAAAAGAGTTTCGTTTACATATTGTGCTGATGTAATATTCATTATGATAACTCCGAGTCTGCTGAAAATTTAGCATAAAAATATTTATCTGCACCAGTAAGAAATAAATTAGTTGCTTGTACTCTGCCACTTGCTGTTTCATCCTCGTGTCCACCTAAAACATCTACACCACTAGCACAATTTTCACTTGATACTAATTTAGTTAAAGTAGGTGCAGCACGCTTAGTTGCTTTATAAGGAACAGATATTCGATGATTACTTTGACCTGCAGGGTAACCATACCAGCCACCACTAGCAATTTCATAATACCTCTGACATTTTGCCAGTTCTTCACCATAACTACGGTGTTCAAATGGAGTTGCTACTGAACCCATTTCTAATTGAACGCCCGTAATTTCAAAATAG